AAGAAGGTATAATACTCATGAGAAATAAGGATTTCCTTTCAGCTACAGGTAAGCTATCTATCGTTGTCAATGACAATGCAGGCAACCTTAAGCAAGAACTTAATGTAACCAACCTCGTTGTTGACGCGGGCCTAGACTACATCGCATCACGCATGAAGGACGCCACTGAAACAGCAATGACTCACATGGCAATCGGCTCGGGTACAAACGATCCAGCCGCAGGTGATACAGCCCTACAAACACAACTGGGTCGTGTCACGCTATTTTCTACAACAGTTACAAGCAACTCCGTAGAATATGTTGCTACATTCCCAGCTGGTACCGGCACGGGTGCTGTTACAGAAGCAGGTATTTTCAACGCTTCTTCGGCGGGCACAATGCTTTGCCGTACCGAGTTTGCAGTTATCAACAAGGCTGCAGGTGACTCGATGACAATCACTTGGACGGTCACTGTAGAATAATAGGTAATAAACTGTGGCTCTATTGCTAAGAACATTGGCTAGAAATGAACTAGCAAGAAGTTTCTATCGTGACGTAGTTAACGAGAACGACTTCTTTTATTTCTTTGTGGGTAAAACCACAGAATGGCCAGTTGTCGGCACACCAGAAACCCCACTCGATACCGAGTCTTATAATAGCCAAACACATAGGAATATGATGTTTGTTAAGCGTGTCCAAGCTTCGGATGCTGTTATGATGATTCGTCGTATCGATTGGGTAGCTGGTACCATTTATGATCATTACGATGATGTAGATGATTTGTCAACCGAGGACTTCTATGTCCTGACAGATGATATGCGCGTATACAAATGTTTAAATAATAACGGTGGCACGCCCAGTTTTAATAAACCTAACAGCACAGATGTTACCAATGCATTCATACTTCCAGATGGATATGTGTGGAAATACATGTTTAGAGTCGAAGCATCAGATCAATTGAAGTTTCTTACTCCAGATTTTATTCCAGTTCGTAAGATGGCAGGAGTAGGTGTTCCGTTATACGATATCAACGGTGAAATTGATGATATCACCGTAACTTCTGGAGGAACAGGATACGATTCAGAAGATTTGCCAACAGTTCTTATCCAGGGTGACGGGGTAGGAGCTACGGCTGTGGCTGTAGTTACCGACGATGAAATTACAGATATCACCATCACCAATCAGGGTTATGGTTATTCATTTGCATATATTGAAATTGTAGATAATGAAACGGGTGCTGGTGCTACCGCAGAAGTATCTCTAGGTAGTATTCCAGTATCTCTGGTTCAAGAAAGTATTGAAGCCGCCGCAGTTCCAGGCACTGTAGATAGAATTAATTTACTGCAAATTGGACAGAATTATTCTTCAGGAGACGTTCTTGTTACCATATCCGGTGACGGATCTGGCGCGGAAGCAGTGGCATTTGTAGATGAATTGGGTAGAATTGAACGTGTTGATGTTACTAACCCGGGTACAGGATATACCTTTGCAGAGATATCATTTAATAATATTCTAGGCTTTGGCTCTGGTGCTACCGCCACTGCAACTGTTTCCCCATATTATGGACATGGCGCAAATCCTGTTAAAGAACTTTATGCCAAAACAGTTTGTCTTTCAGTCAATTTGACAAATGACACAACTGATTATTTTTACAATAACGATTATCGTCAACTTGGTATAGTTAAAAATCCATTGGACGATGAACTGGCTAATTTTATGGCAGACACTGGCACTACCTGTTATGTAATTACAGTTGATGATACCACCGTTTATTCAAACGATGATTCCATTTCGACAGACGGTGGCGGAAGATTTATTGTTGCTCAGATTAAAGAAGCTACAGATGAAGTATATCTTCTTCCCGTGATTTCAGTTATCACAGTAGATTCTGTTTTGACAAATAATAGAACCAGCGTTACTGGATTGACTATAAATAGTCTAACTAGTCCGGATGTTATTAATACTACAGGTGAAATTCTTTATATAGAAAATCGCCTTCCCATTAATAGACAAGCAGATCAAGTAGAAAAGATTAGAACAGTTATTAACTTTTAAGAGAGAAGTTACACATGGCCTTGGACTTAAATGTATCCCCGTATTATGATGATGCTGCGGATGCGATTGCAAACAATTACAATAGAATTCTGTTCAAGCCGGGTTATGCTGTTCAGGCAAGAGAATTAACACAACTTCAATCTATTCTTCAGGATCAGGTTGGAAAATTCGGCAACCATGTTTTTAAAAATGGGTCTGTAGTTACCGGGTGTGAGTTCAAACTAGACACCGCACGGGACTTCATTAAAGTTCTAGATGAAGATGCTTCTGGATTTTTGATTCAAGATATTGAGGATTATGTAGGTGCTAAAGTAATTGGCTTAACATCTTCGATACAAGCAGAAATTATTTATGTGAGCGGCGGTTCGGAGGAGGACTCACCCGATCTTAATACACTTTATTTAAGATATCTTACGGGTGATGGATCCACGGACGCAGTTCACTTTTCTCCCGGTGAAACAATTCGCGTAATAGAATCTGAAACTGGCGATCAAGTTACCGATACTTTTGTAGTAGATGATACTTTTGAAGAAGGCAACTATTATTATGGTAGAGGGTCATTTGTAACTCTAGATGATGGTATTATTTTTCTAGATGGTAAGTTTCTTCCTTTTACTAAAACTACTCTCGAACTACTAAAATATAATGCATACCCCTATTTTAGAATTGGTTTTGAGATTGTAGAAAGTATCGTCACACATGAAACTGACCCCGATCTTTTGGATCCCGCACAAGGTACATTCAACTATGCCGCGCCAGGTGCCGACAGATATGTAACGACCGCATCTCTGGTTAAATATGCGCTTGATGCCACGCCAGGCGACGAGTTCTCTGAGTATATAACAGTTGTTGCTGGTCAGTTACAAAATGTTATGAGCGAAGACCGCATTTATGCCGACCTTGGTCGCAATCTTGCAAAACGCACTTTCGATGAATCGGGCAACTATACTGTAAAAGCGTTTCCTATTTTAATCAAGGAACATCTCGACACCGGAACCAATGGTGGTCTAATACCATATAATGCGACAACCCCCGCAGCCGGTGGTGACGAGACACTTTTAGCAATTGGTATCGAAGCAGGTAAAGCATATGTTCGCGGTTATGCATACGAAACTAGACAAACAGAATATGTAGTTGTTCCGAAAGGTAATACAACAAAGGTTGTAAATGAAGTTCCTATCTCTACTGCATTTGGTAGCTATATTCTAGTTGACAACTTCTGCGGTAACTGGGATATTGCAGCGGGTGATACCGTATCTCTTCGCGGCACTGCCGCAAATGCTATTGGTACTTCTGGTTCTCCAACAGGTGGCGCACAATCTGCCACGGCGGCACCAGGATCGCAAATCGGTACAGCTAGAGTTCGCCACATCGTTCACGAGACTGGTACACCTGGCGCATATAATACGCAATTCCGCATGTATCTCTACGACATTCAAATGACATCTTCATTTAACTTTGAAGATGTTAAGGGCGTTTACTATGATACCACTGCCGATGGTCATGCGGATGTTGTTCTCGTCGATAGTAAGGCTTATATTTACGAAAGCAAATTTAACAGTCTTCTTTTCAAGTTTCCTGCTAGAGCATTGAAGACTACAAATCCTGTTTCTGTTGACAATAGTTTTGTCTATAGCAAACAATTTGATGACACTATTGATGGCAGCAACACTATTACATTCTCGGTAAGTTCACCTGAGAGTTTTCCGTTTACTGTTGGAACACTGACTAACACAGAAATTCTAGATAATATCTTAATTACTACCAAGGCCGCTTGCACTATTAATAGTGTGGCATATGAAATTGGTTCAGTATTAAATCTACAATCTACTGCTAGTGTAACTGTAACTAATACTGGAACACAGATTACAATAACTTTCCCTGGAGCAATCAGCGCGGCCACAAACATTCGCGTTCACTGTAAGGTACAAGTTGCTGGCGCAAATAAAGTAACTAAAGAACTTAAAGAAAGCGCCGTAGTTGTTCTAGATACCGAAGATAGTGGCAACACCACAGGTACATATAATTTAGGCGCGTCTGATGGTTACAAACTTCGCACGGTCAAGATCGGTGATTTCGATGATGCCGCGGCAGATATTCAGGCAAGCGGAACAGATGTAACTTCATTGTTTAACTTCGATAATGGTCAGCGAGACGGCTTCTATGCAAACGCCAGAATTGTTAAAAAACCAGGTGCAAGTCTTACGCTAACAGATAAAAAGTTGGTTGTCACGTTTGACTATTTTACTCATGGCGGTTCTCCATCTACTGTATACAACTTCTACACCGTTGATTCATATCCTGTAGATGACGAAACTACACCAGCGGGCAAAATTCGCACAGAACAAATTCCAATTTATACCTCTACAACTTCCGGGGTCACATATGATCTTCGCGACACACTAGATTTTCGTCCTCGCTGGGATGATACTATTACATTCACGACAAGCCCTGGCTCAGCGACAGTTAATCCTGCAGTAGGTTCTTCACCTAGTGGTCCTACTGGCGCAGCTATTATAACACCTTTCCCGACAGAACAATTTACTACAGACATTGAGTATTATCTGGGACGTAAAGATAGAATTGTTATGGACGACGAGGGTGTATTTTCCTCTGTATATGGTGTATCTTCTTTAAGTCCACTTGAACCAGTAGAACCGGAGAATTCTTTATCTATCGCGGTTATAGACATTCCTCCGTATCCTTCTCTGGCACCCAACGTTGCTAAATCTGTGGGTAGACCGGATTATGGAATTAAGTATAAGGCAATTGATAATCGTCGTTATACAATGCGCGATATTGGTCAGCTAGAACAGCGACTAAATCGACTGGAATACTACACTTCGCTAAATTTACTAGAAAAATCTGCTAGTGATTTGAGTATTACTGATACCAACGGCCTAGATCGCTTTAAGAACGGTATTCTTGTAGATGCATTCACCGGACATAATGTCGGTAATGTTCTAAGTAATGAATACCATATTGCTATCGATCCAAACGCAAAAGAAATGCGTCCATTCTTCTTCATGGAAAATGTGGACCTACAGTATGATTCTGCAAACTCGTCTAATATTACAAAAACAGGCGATCTACTGACACTACCGTATACCGAATTTACGATGATGAGTCAGTTACAAGCATCTAAGTTCCGTAATTGCACCGGTGAACTTCTGTTCACATATATCGGTGAAATAGACCTCGATCCTCCTGTTGATAACTGGACAGACACTTCTGTTCTTCCTGATATTTCTGCTAATTTTGATGGTAACTATGATGCTTGGGAAACTCTTGCTGATGCATGGGGCACTCAGTGGGAAGATTGGCAAGATACCGGAACGGGTAGAGTTACTACAAACACACAAACGGCAGCGGGTAACACTGCCATACGAGGCGATACTCTATTCCAAGAAGATATTGCTATCGTAACAACGACAACAGAACAAAGACAAACTCGTCAGGGCGTTCAACTTACTGTAACGCCGGAAACACAAACTCAACGAATTGGTCCTAGAGTAACAAATACTTCTATCATTCCGTTTATGCGTTCTATTATTGTGACGTTTAAAGCAACGAGAATGAAGCCGCTTACTCGTGTATATCCATTCTTTGACGGTGCCACTGTTGAGGCTCATTGTCGTCCGTTATCTGGTGTTGTTAGCGGCGCAACAAATTCTGTTCAAAATACATCACTAGCAACTGGTGATTATGGCGACCCACTGATCACAAATGCGTCTGGTGAATGCTTTGGTCAATTCAGAATTCCTGCTGGTACTTTCCGCGTCGGAGAAAAGCTATTCAGACTTACCGATGATTCTAAAAACAGACCCAAGTTTATTACTACCGCTGCCTCGATGACATTCTCTGCGAATGGTTTATCACAAAGCGTTCAAGATACTGTTATTTCTACAAGAGTTGCTAATCTGGCAACCTCAAATCTGTCGGATAGTAGATCGGTTTCCGATAGCAATACGACAACAAATCGACTAGGTGAAAGAGCGGTTGGTGTTGTTCAAACAACAGTGGTAAATAATACATTTACTACAATCAATAATACCACAAATGTTACCGAAGTCACTCAGGTTACACAAAATATCAATAATACATCTGTGACCAACGTTACCAATAACGTCACTGAGGTAACTAATGTTACTGTAACTGCTCCAGATCCTGCTCCGCTACCGCCGGCACCGCCAGTTGTTCAACCTGAACCACCCGTTGTGCCAGATCTACCAATGTTTGACTTCGACTTATCAATGTTTGATTTTAGGTTCGGAGCTCCCGATCCAATCGCACAGACGTTTATGGTTTCTGAGGTGCCGTTTGGATGTTATGTGACTTCAATAGATACCTACTTTAAGAAAAAATCTACCACAAATCCTATTACCCTGCAACTACGAGAAGTGGTAAATGGTTATCCGGGTGATAGAGTAATTCCTTTCGGTGAAGTAACACTATCCCCTGGTCAGGTAAACATCGATGCCGAAAATGGTGCTACGTCAACTAAGTTTACTTTCCCATCTCCCGTATTCTTACAAAACAATACCGAGTATTGCTTTGTTCTTCTGCCAGCGGGTAATGATCCCAACTATGAAATTTGGGTTTCTGAATTGGGTGAAAACCAACTTAACACAACAACTCGTATTTCAGAGCAGCCTAATGTCGGTGTTCTATTTACATCCGCGAACAACAGAACTTGGACCGCATATCAGGCAGAAGATATTAAGTTTAGTTTACAGAGAGCAAACTTTGCAATCGGCACAACTGGTACGGTCGCACTGAATACACATGATATCGATTACGCAAAATTTCATTCCTTCTCAAGTTCTCAATTTTCTCCGGGTGATAAAATTCATGGATTCTCGTTTAATATAATCAACGCAGGCACTGGTTATGGTAGTGCCCTTGTCGCAACTGTTGCTGTTTCTGGAACTGCAGGCCAGTTTACTTGCGGTGCTTCAAAACTTGTTGTTGGCGATCTTGTAACTATCACTGGTACTCTGGGTGGTACTGCTACAATATCTGGTTATGCGACAGGAACTGTCTATAAGGTTTCTGCTGTTACAGGTTCGGTTGGTGCTGTTACTGGATTCACGCTGACAACTCAATCTGGTGACGCAATCGTAACTACTGCTGGCACGCTAACCGGTCTAACATACACAGTTACAACAGTTGTTGCCCGCACACTTTCGGGCGGTGGTGCAACAACCAATGCTACGGTTGCAGTTACTGTTACCGGCGGTGCAGTGACTAATGTAGCAGTGACAAATCCCGGCGCTGGATATACCAGCAATCCAACTTTGACTATGACTGGTGGATCGAATGTAAATATCGGTGTTACTCTCAATTCCGGCTTTGCTCATACTTACGATACTCTATACAACGTTGCTAAGATTTATGTTGAGAGCGGGAACTTCACTGTCAATGACCGAGTAGGCAACGGCACTTCTCATGCTCTAATAGCAGAACTTGAGGATAAAGTGTTGAATGCATTGGGTGCAAATCTTGCATATATGGATCATACTCCATGTCAACTTATTTTTTCGTATTCTGCCACGGCAAATACTGGTTCCGAAACAGAAGCATCGACATCGTATGAGAATTTTGTGCCAGATAAAACCACAGAGTTGACTATCGATGCGGCTATTCGTTCATATTCAAATGAGCAAAACGATCTCGACGGAGATAAGTCGTTTAAAATTCAACTGGGCATGTCATCACAGACTTCTACGGTTTCACCTGTTATCGACCTTAGAAAATGTTCTATGATTGCAATCGCAAATGATGTTAACAATGATGCAACAGACGAAGATATTGGTATCGGTGAAGCAAGGTCTAAGTATGTTTCTCGTCAAGTTGTTCTAGATGACGGGCAGGAAGCAGAAGACCTTAGAGTATATCTAAGTCAGTATGTTCCAAATGGAACAGATGTAAAGGTATATGGCAGATTCCTACATCAAAGTGATCCAGCACCGTTTGAAGAAAAAGATTGGATCGAATTAACAACTACTCCGCCGACTGTTACTTCATCCAGTTTCATTGAGTATACATATGATATTCCATCGACCGAATTGAATGGTGATGGCGTATTGGAATATACCACTGACGGCGTAACTTACACGGGCTACAAAACTTTCGCAGTTAAAGTAGTTCTTCTTTCAAATCAAACCAGTGTTGTTCCAAAATGTCGTGAACTTCGTGCAATAGCTCTACAGGTATAACATGGGACAAAGATATCATCTGGACGACACAACTAAATATGTTAGAGATGGCCATTCAAAAGCCATTATTTCTACCGATGTTGCTGGATTATCAGCATACAAAGCTAGAAAAAACAAAGTTCGAGAACAAACAAATCAGCTTCGACAATTTGAAAATGATATAAATAGTGTGAAACAAGAGATGCTAGATATCAAATTGTTGTTGCAGCAAATATTACAGAACCAAGGTAGATAGATATGGCCACAATTACACTTAGATCCGTAAAGGGGTCGCCACTTACAAATACCGAAGTTGATAATAACTTCAACAATCTGAATACTGACAAGTATGAATCCGGGTCTAATCCCACGTTTGGTAATCTTACTCTAACGGGCGATCTAAAGCCTTCCATCTCGGCTACTGTTTCTGCGGCAGGAACAAACCAGTCTGGAGCAACAGAACTTTCGGATGTTTATAATATTATCACTACAGTGGGTTCTGGAGCAGGTGTCAAACTTCCAACAGCCGAAGCCTCGTTGACCTATACACTTGTTAATACTACTGCAACAAATCTACTAGTTTATCCAAACGTATCAGACAAGATTAACGGCGGAACGGTTAACGTTGCTGTAACGGTGGCTGCTGGATCATCTGCCACTTTTGTTGCTAAGGATGCTACAGATTGGTATTCACTTACACCTCTGTTGGTATTTGATTCGAGCGGCACTAGACTAAATTAAGGCTATAAAAAATGAACCCGTTAAAGCTCAAAGCATCTGCTACACCGATTACTTCTGCAAACTTTCAGGGTTTGCAGACCATGTCAAATACGGAAGTCAAAAATTATATTGCAAATAAAATCACAGTAGGATTTGCTGGCGCGGCAAGCAATGGTTCTAATACGGCTGACCTTAATATTGATACAGCAAACGCACTTTCTGGTACCGCAATCGGCACTTTTGCTGATACGGATAGAACAGAAGCGACTGGTACTCACCCAGCTACTGGTGCTATAGCCACCGTAACGTATTATGCAAAGCAAATTACTGCTGAGGATGCTGGTACAATCACAAACCGTCCTTTGCAATATGACACTGCAATTCAGCAAATGACAGACGCTCAGATCCGCAATGATATTATTGACCAAGCGGTCACAGCAATGGTTACTGAATCAGAGTATACTGCGGGACAGTATCGTCTTGCTGGCTCGGCGCCAAGTGGCGGTACATGGACCTCACGTTACACCATCACCGATGTTGCAAATGGTGGTAACACAACTTATTATATTTGGCAGAAGACTGCGGCTACAACATCACCGAATGCCGATCTTCGTCCACTGAAAACATATAGTGGCAATAACGTAAAGCAAATGACCGATACTGAAATTCAGGAAATGATTCCTTATTTCAGAAATCGTATTATCAGCACCAGTATTGGTACATATAAGATCCAAGCATCATCGCCATCTCCTGGTACTTGGGTTAGCATGGGTTCAGCTTCTGATACTCGTGAACAAGTCGCGTCTGAAAACTATACCGGCGCCTATAGTGGTACCAGAACATATTCTAATGCAGCATATGCTGGAACTAGAACATATACCCCGGCGGGATATACAAATACCTTTGCCGGAGGCAGAACTTACAGCACAACATATGCTGGGTCTAGAGCATTTTCTGGATCTTATGTGACTAACTTCTCTGGTACTAGAACGTTTGCAGGTTCTAGAACATATTCTGGATCTTATGCAACCAACTTCGCGGGGACTAGACCCTTTGCAGGTTCTAGAACATATTCTGCCAGCTATATTCTATATTACGGTGGTTTTATTGGTGGTACATTCGCTGGTTCGCGCACATACTCAACCAGCTATGTATCAGCATCAACCAATTTTACCGGAACATTTGCTGGTACCAGAACATATTCGAATGCAGGATATGTATCGGAACCAACAAATTTTGCCGGTTCATTTGCTGGTTCTAGAACTTACTCCGCCAGTTATTCTGGCTCCAGAACTTATTCTGGCACATATGCAAACTCATTTGCCGGTTCAAGAACATATTCGGGTGGGTATTCTGGCTCTAGAACCTATTCTGGAACATATTCTGGTACATATGCGGGCGATACAATTCAAGCAACTAAAGATACAGTATCAACAGTATCTCTTTGGATTCGTACCGCTTAAACTATACTATATACTTTATATTATTTCTTTTTATGGAGAGTTGAATGATTGTGAATGAAGACGCCATCGTATTGGATTCGGCCATCATTGCCGAAACAAAAGACTACGAAGAACCCTTTTGGCTAAATAAAGAACTACAGCAAGTAATGGTAATTATCATCTATCCAGATGGTAAGAGACTGCCAGCATCTGTGTCGGGTGAAGGTGGCAATCCAGACTATATTGCTATTATGGAAAAGTTTACTGAAGAAGATATTGATGAAAATACTCGACTTCGCGAAGAGCGCCGCACCGAAGAAGTTCGCCAGCGCATGGAAAGATCGAAGGTCGATCTACAGCGCCGTAAAGATGAGACTCTTTTCGAAGCTAAGTTAGAAGCCTTCGAAGTTCTTACCATCAAAAATTCAACTAACAAGGTAATGAAAACTAAGATACGTAGATCGAAGTCTGCGCTTGAAGTTATGGCATATGCTACCATGCTGATCATGGAAGAAGAAAAGAATGCAGAATAACGGATTCGTTTATGTAGCATCGCTTCGTAGAGGTTACTATAGAGCCGCGAAAAACTCTGCACTATCACTTCTAGACTATTGGCCAGAAGCAAAGATTACTTTATTCACTCATGCAGAATGGATAGAACCAGGTGATGAAGAAATCTTCGAGAACATTATTACAGATGGTGTTCCATATCACAAGAGAGCCAAACTCTGGGCGCTAGATAAAACTCCATATGACTTGACAGTTTATATGGACTGTGATACAGAAGTTCAACACGACGATATTCTAAAAATCTTTGATCAGATTCCAGATGATATAGATGTGATTTTTACAGCAAATCGTCCATATAATGCAGCCCTAACAAAGCTATCTGATACAGAAGAAATGACCGAGCATTGCGGTCTATTCGTCTACCGCAATAATTCACAAACACTGAAATTGATGGGCGCTTGGTGGGGCGAATATTGTAAGCAGAATGAACCTAGTTATGATAGACAACACTATCCAAAAGAAGCACTACAGTGGGACACATTTACAATGTGGCGCTTATTGACATACGGGGATATGGGTGTAAAAACAGGAAGATTTCCTGATCCAGATGCAAGGTGGAATTTTGTCATCGGGTACAAACAAGAAGAATTGCAAGGACAAGAGATTGTCATCTATCACTACACGTTGCCGTCATCCGTATTGGACAAATAATGAAGGTTTCTAAAAATATTAATCCAGAACTTCTGGAAATTCTTACTCCTTATGCGGAGTGGTTCTTCTCACAAACAGACCACGACAAATTGAGAGAGCCAGATAGGCGTCGAGGATTTGATATCGACACTGGCACTTCTGAAAAGTATATGAATGAGTTAGTCGGTAAAGATGGTGAACATGAGGGGTATCCAGAAACCGCTTTCTGTTGTGATATCGGAATGGTAGATTCTGTCCCGACCACTCACCGCGAGAAGCAACAGAAACTCAATCGTGAATTAATTTCGTTTCTAGGTGCCAAAAACAATGCGGTTCATGTTTATTATCCAGAAAATGGATTTATGGGCTGGCACACAAACTGGAATGCAAGCGGCTACAACATTCTTCTTTCTTATAATACAGAAGAGAATGGCGGCTACTTTAGGTATCTAGATCCAATAACAAAAGAAATGGTCACTCTTTGGGACCCCAAGGGTTGGTCTGTCAAGGTCGGTTACTTCGGTAGGCGTAGTGAGACTGATAAGGTCTTCTATCACTGTGCTGGGAGCCGAAGCAAGCGCCTCACTCTCGGTTATGTCGTTCCCCATGAGGACCTCTGGAAATCAATGGTTGAAGATATTACGGGTGTAGATTTCACCGAACTTTAATCTTTTGACGTTCTTTGTTTTTCGCTAGAAGTTCTTCTAGAATAGTCAAACTTTCGTGCATCTTTTCAATTTCGTCTAGCATCTTTGGAACGGCAACCGATGCTTGGTAGATAATTGCCTGTTCGTAGTTCGCCTGAGAAACGGTAGCAAGTTTGATTCTTCTGCGTCGAAAGAAATCTTTTACTTTACTAAGTAAAGTAGGTTTTCTTGCCTCAACCATATTCAACTGAGTGACTTGTCTGTCAGTTGCCTGTTGTCGCGCTTTTACAATCTGATCTTCCCTTGCCTTTTCTGCCACTTCTTTTTCTCTGGTAAGTTTTTCATTTTCGTCTTTAATTGCTTGCAACTCTTCTAGTAATTTTGGATCTGTTACATGAACGGTTTCTATAACTGTTTCTGTTACTGTCTCAATTTTCACAGGAGGGTTTTCTAAAATCTCTTTTGCTTTAGCAACTGTTTCTGCTGCCACTTTTGTTTCTTCTTCTACTGCAAGTTTTTGTCTCTGTAATTCTTCATGTTTTTCTTGAGCGATTTTTTCTCTATCAAGTTCTTCTTGAGAAGGTTCATCAATCTCAACTTCAATAATTTCTTCTTGGAAGTTTCCATTGGTCCACTCTTCAACAACTATTTCTTCAGGAGGAGGTGGTAGTGATACTAAAGGTTCTGGTATATAATCCTCGGGTGGAGGTGCAACAACTCTCGCTCTTCCCATATTACTTCCTTCCTATGACCATAAATCTATCAAAGTCTACTTTACCATCCCAAGACCAATAAAACTGATTAATGTTTCCGCTATACAGAACGTCTTTAACCCCGACATTTTCTATGTGATCTTCAAGGGTCGGAACACAATTGATGCCATACATTTCGCGAAACACATTAGATGATTGACACGCAAAAATACAATCTGAATTTGCAGTAGTCATATTCTTCAAAGGGTACATGGTTTCACAACCAAGTGAAATTACCACATCTGTGTTTAGCGAATTGATATCGTGGTATGCAAAGGGTACATCCCAATTAAGGTGGCTGAGTTCGATATCTTTTTCTGTATAATACTTATTGAAAACCTTAGATAGTTCTAAGGCATCTTTATCAATATCAATTAGGTTCAACTTCTTTACACTTAGATTTTCGCATAGCAGTGGAACAAGAGGAAATCCTAGCCAAGAGTTTAGAATTGTTATATCAAGTTTTTTGGTAAAGTCAACATGTTTTTTCAGTTCTTCAACTAACCAAATGGCGGCATCCATCGTATTAGGATTTAAAGACTTACGAAAATCTTCATGCTTCCATGGCATTTCATGGCTGATCTTTTCTAGACCTTCACCCCAATTACGGTAATTATTCAAAAAATTATAGTTTAGCATCTTGTGGTCTTTCCATTGAATCATACAAACAAATTAGTGGCTGTTCTCTGAGAACTTGTTCTCTAGTATCGGCAGGCCACATATACCCATAATTATAACTGTATACCCAGCCGTCTGGAAAATAGTCTATTTTTAAAAGACGTTCTCTTTGATGACCGAACATGTTATCGAGACCCCGATAATAATAAAACATCTGGTCAGGGTAATCTCTAACGAACTTGGTGATTTTATCAACATCTAATTTGTCATTCCATCTTAACACACTTGAATTCAAGTCTGTATACTTATGAGGAATATCTTTAGTATCGATTTTCATTTTGTTTAGGTTGTGCCAATGAGTTCGAATGAAAGTAAGTTTATCTTCTGGATCATGTTCAACGATACAATCGATGTTTTGTTGAATGTCAATATCCAAATCAAAGAATAATTTCTCACCCTGTTTACGAATAAAATGTCGATCAAACAAATATAACTTGTTCCACCACTTCTCATAATAGTTGTCTGTAGGCAAAGGAACAATGATTATTTCTGGGTTCAATCCCACTTCATGTTCCGTTATGCAGTGAAATTCAAACTCACCCGTAATATGCTCCTTACACTGCTCGAACAATTTATTGACATACTCAGGACCATATTTGTATCCCCATTTCACTGTGTAGATATCAATCATTAAATATTCCAATGTTCTAATAAGTCTGGATCAACGAGCGTTTCTTGTTTTACTTTACCTCTGTGATTGTCTTGAAACGGCAATAAGTCCACGTTGAATACACAAAGAATGCAGTCTTTTCTATATTTAGCGACTTCTAAATCACCTTCTTGCCAGTCTCGACCTCTATTGTATGAGTATGCAAAGGTATTAGGAAAATGTTTCCATAGAGGAGTATTACTAAAGTCGCCCCATCGCCAACTGTGATAATTATCTGTGCCGTCTGTAAAGGTAAACCAAATACGCTCTTGATGTTCTAGGACATCCTGCCAAATACATTCGGTCTGATCATCTGACCACACCATGCAACTACCATTAGTATATGCACCATGTGACAACTTAAAGTTACGAGACTTCATGGGGCGAGGGTCTTGCCACCATGAACGCAACTTGGTGGGATTCTCTAGGTCATAAGTGATGATTGGCGACAAATCATTTTGTATGATAACATCAAGGTCGAAAAAGACAAATCTTCCAGTGGGTTTATCGTCTGCGAAGTTGTGTGTATTGAAGATGAACGTCTTTGGCCTGTCCCAACAACGTGCCATACCGTATTTGAAATCCTCTGAACCGAACCAGTATTTGGGATGAATGTCGGGAATGTCTGGAAAGTCGATGACTTTAATCTCTTCGTCAAATCCTTCGCTATTATCGGTATAGCAATAGAAATGGAACTCAAAATTATCTGGAGTATGCTTCTTTGCCATCCTATAAAGACGATTGACAAACTCAGCATCGTATTTGGTGCCCCATTTACAACAAACGTAATTTACTCGTATTTTCATTTTGCGTTCCACAATCTAATAATATTTTTATCCTTACACTCTGCCAATTCTACGTGATCTTTCGTAGAGGGATGAGGTACGTTATCTGTATTGAACAGGCAGATTTTAGCATCATCCCTAAACTTGAAACGATCTGTGTCGCCGGGATGATATCTTCCTCTATTCCAAGAATATAACCAATGATCTGGAATGTTTTTCCAGAAGTCTCTTTGTCTCCAGAAATGGTAGTTGTCTGTTCCCTTAAAGAAAGTTTTGAAAATGATTTCGCTTTCTTCCCAAACGTCATAATATATATGCTGGCACTGGCCGTATGACCACAACATCATACTGGAATTGTAGTATGTGCCCCGAGTTTCAATGAAGAATCTTTCGTCCAGTTGACCATCTGGTTGCCATAAACTATGTGCAATTCTAGGCTTCTTGGCCAGATCATCTATTTCATCAATGTTATTTTGAATTACCACATCCAAATCTAAGTAACAGAATCGATCTTCATATTCACAGTCTATCCATTCTTCTGAATTGAAGACTAGAAATTTTGCCCTATCGAAACAGTATTCTTCTTTACCGTAATAATATTTAGGATGCAGGAGATCGTCATCTGGAATAGGAACGACTTCAATATTCTTATTAATCTTTTTTACATCATCGGTATAACAAATAAATCTGAAATCTTTAGTGTAGTGCTTCTTTACCATTTTGTAAAGATTGTTCACATACTTTTCAGAATATTTGTCACCCCATTTAATTGTTAGAAAGTTCATCATATTTTTTATCATATCCTGGAAAATAATCTAAACCATTGAGTAAACATTCTGTATACTCTGGTCGGTATCTGTCTACAATTCTCTTCTCTGGGTCGTAGTAGTCTGCACCATAGAGAAAAGAATAAAACTCGCCTTTTGGAAACCACTTAAAATCAAACTTCTCATGCCATAAAAATCTATCGTCGCCCCAATACTTAATCATATAATAGTCCATGTCCTTTTCAAAATGTTCCCAAATCTCTTTGGCTTTTGAACTACCAGAGCGCCATAGGACAGCACTAGAATTATAATTACTCAAGTATTGTTCGCTGTAAGAACTCGCTTTTTTATCTACCCAACTTATATCCTTCCAATAAGTATAGCATATAGTTGGGCGTTCGTCAAGATAATTCCATAAATTATCGACATCTTTTTGTATTCTAATATCAAGGTCGAAGTAAAGAACATCACCCAAGTCTTCAAGACCATACATCCATATTTTAATGAAAGTCCCGTCAACATCTTCTGGTAATGGAATTATTTTAACTCTGGGATCGAGGGTAGTATCGTCGGTTATACAGGCGTAATTATACTTGCCACCAGTGGCTTCGATGATACGATCTACATCTTCTTTGGAATATTTTGTGCCATATTTTAGCATCAATATCGTTTTCATAGTTCACCTAAAATTATAAATAAGTTCAAATACATTTATAAGGGTTCTTATGGCGCAGGTTCAAAATATTTATATTGATCAAGGAACGACCTTTAGTTTTGCTATAGAAGTCAGTGATCAATACGGAGATGCGAAGGATCTCTCTGATTATACTGCCGCATCTCAGATGCGCAAGTCTTTTTATACAAACACCGCAATAGATTTTACCGCCGCTATTACTTCTCCCTTAGATGGAGAAGTAACTATATCTTTGACGGCAGAAGAAACTTCCGAAATTAAAGCAGGAAGATATGTTTACGATATTGAAGTGGTGAGTGATGAAGAAACTATCAGAGTTCTCGAAGGAATTGTAGTAGTTAATCCAGAGGTAACAAAATAATGGCTATAAAAGTAACCGTTCCAAATTCTAAAACTATAAATACGAGTATAGTTAGCGGCCGCGGTTCACAAAAGGTGGAGACTTTGGCGAATGTTGACGCAGCAGGATTACAGGATGGATATACATTGATTTATAACTCAGAGACACTAAAATGGGAAGCAGTAGATCCTTCCACCACCGTTGCACCTTCGTCAATTGATGGCGGAACGTATTAATAATAAAGACAATAACCAAAAAGGAATAGTCTAAAATGTCAACAATTATTCAAATTAAAAGAAGTTCAGGCGTAACTGCTCCTGCAACCACTGATCTCCTAGAAGGCGAAATGGCCTATGCACAGGACGCCAGCAATAGCGGCGTAGGTGCGAAACTATACATCGAGTCAGTGCAAGGCGGAACTGCCGCAATTCATGCTGTTGGTGGTAAGTATTTCACAGACAAGGTTGATGCCCGTCTTGTGGATGCAACTGCAACAGTTGGTGGCAAAGCAACCTTTGCTGAAGGAACAAATAATGGTTCCAACAAAGTAACTCTGAAGGCGGCTGATACACTTGCCGCTGACCTTACTCTGATCCTTCCAACCGCAGACGGTACAGATGGTCAGATCCTTACCACAAACGGTTCAGGTCAACTCGCATTCGCTTCTCCTGCTTCGTCATCATTCACAATCAGCGACAACCAAGGAGTTCCTAATACTGATTCGTTCGCGACAGGCGGAACGCTGACTTTTGCTGGTACTGCTGGTATCAAGACAACCATTACAGACAATACAGTTGGTATCGTTGCTGATATTACTGGTGCTACTGCTCTGACATCACTTGCTGATGCGGACGAGTTCCTTGTTTATGATGCTTCGGCAACTGCAAACAAGAAGATTACTGCTGAAGATATTGGCGATTACATCTATGCTGCCGTTTCTGGCGATATTACAATCAGTGAATCCGGTGTTGCCTCGATTGCTGCTAACTCGGTTGCTCTTGGAACTGACACAACTGGTAACTATGTTGCTACTGTTTCTGGAACTGCAAACCAAGTTGCTATCACAGGTTCAGGTTCTGAAGATGCTGGCGTAACTGTTGCTCTTACAGACAACGTTGTTCTTGTTGGTGACCTAACAGTTGGTGGTAACGACATCAAGGCATCTGGCGGAACAACTTCTATCACTCTTTCGGGTGCAGATGTTGCCGTTGCTGGCGACCTGACAGTTACTGGAAATGACATTAAGTCATCTTCTGCTACTGCTATTACGCTTGATGCTGCAAACGTTGCTATTGCTGGCGATCTTACTGTAACTGGTAATGACATTAAGTCATCTACTGCTACTGCTCTGACACTTGACGGCGCTGACGTTACTGTTGCTGGCGATCTTAAGATCGGCGGAAATGACATTAAGGCATCTGACGGAACTACTGCTCTTACACTTTCGGGTGCTAACGTTACTGTTGCAGGAAACCTAACAGTTTCGGGAACAACAACTACTGTTAACTCGACAACTCTAACTGTTACCGATCCTCTCGTATTCGTTGGTAACGACAACAATGCAACCGACGCAGTTGACATCGGTCTGTTCGGTATGTATGATACCAGCGGTTCGCTAGACCTTTACTCAGGTATCTTCCGTGATGCTTCAGACGGTAAGTGGAGACTCTTCAAGGACTCACAAGCTGCTCCAACAACAACTGTTAACACAGCGGCAACTGGTTATACCATTGCTACTCTTGTTGCTAACCTCGAAGGCGGAACTATTGCTTCGCTTGCTTCGGCAATCACTGTTCCAAACGGTGGTACTGGTGCGGCAACGTTTACTGCTAACGGCGTTATGTTCGGTAACGGCACTTCTGCACTCGGTGTTACGGCTGCTGGAACTGCAGGCCAAGTTCTTCTATCCGGTGGTTCAGGTGCTGCTCCTTCGTTCGGTAATATCGACGGTGGAACATACTAATAAATAGATGAGAATGGGGTGGGATTGTCCCACCCCAACTCTGTGGAGATACATAATGGATCAAACTAAGTTTATCAATTCGTATATTAATAATCTGGCCGAACAACTTAAAACAATTACTCTTGATAATATCATGGTAAAGACCCAGTTAAATTTAGCAAACGAGACGATGGCTGAATTGACAGCCAAGGTACAGGAATTAGAAGAGGCATTAAATCTTGCAACTGCTACACCTGTAAAGAAAGCCGCTAAGTCCGACTGGGAAGAATCGAACTTTACAAAAGACGGATAGGATTGATGAATGGCAACAGTAGTTCAAATCAAAAGAAATGAAACCGGGGGCGCGGCCCCAACTGGTGCCGATCTGGCAATAGGCGAACTTGCGGTAAATTTAACAGACAAGAAAATTTTCTCGAAAAAAACTGATGGTACTGTTGTTACTCTCGGTGGAGTTGAAGTTAATGATGGTGGAGCGAACACGGGAGTGGCAACAATTTCATTCGCGGACACCGTTTTCGGCGATTTCGCTGTTGATACCACAACCACTCCAGGTGTCGCGGTCGTTCGCCTAAATCAAAACGCAGATTTAGATTACGGGTTAATTACCGATAATGTTTTTGCGTATAACTCAATTGATTACGGGAGTATCTGATGGCTGCACGAGTTAAACTGAGAAGAGGTACTTCAACTCAACACAATACCTTTACTGGTGCAGAAGCAGAAATCACCGTAGACACTACAAACAATTCTATAAGAGTGCATGACGGATCAACTGCTGGTGGACATGAGTTGTTAAAAACTACTCTAGCAAACATAAAAGACGGTGCCATTCTTGATGGTGGAACATATACTACCTAAAAAGGGTGGACTAGGAGATACAAATGGCAACGATTTTACAACTTAGAAGAGGGACTACTACCCAGCATAATACCTTCACAGGTGCTGTTGGTGAAGTCACGGTCGACACAACAAAAGATACAGTAGTTGTTCATGATGGTACTACCGCAGGTGGTAAACCTCTGGCAACAGAAGCATTTGTTACTTCAGCAATTCAGACTAAAGATAACAGCGACGAGATTACAGAAGGTGCTACAAATCTGTATTTCACTGATACTAGAGCAAGAGCGGCAGTATCGGTAACAGATTCCGGTGGTGATGGTTCACTTGCATATAATAGCACAACGGGTGCAATTACTTACACTGGTCCAAGCGCAACAGATGTTCGCGCCCACTTTAGTGCAAGCACTGGTATTTCTATTACCTCGGGTGCAATTTCAAGCACAATCACACAATACACCGATACTCTTGCAAGAGGTTCTGTATCGGTAACAGATAGTGGTGGTGATGGTTCATTAGCATACAATTCCACTACGGGTGTAATAACTTATACGGGGCCATCTGCTACCGATGTTCGCGCCCACTTTAGCGCCGGAACCGGTGTTACTATCACTGATGGTGCTATCGCAACAACAATCACACAGTATACAGATGCTCTTGCGCGTGGTGCTGTATCTGTAACAGATAGTGGTGGTGATGGATCACTAGCATATAACAGCACAACTGGTGTGATCACATATACTGGTCCAAGTGCGTCAGATGTTCGCGCTCACTTCAGCGCTGGAACTGGTGTTACTATCACTGACGGTGCAGTTGCTATTGGCCAGGCAGTTGGAACTGGATCTAACGTTACATTCAATGATTTAACTGTTAGTGGTAATCTAACTGTTTCCGGAACTACGACCACAGTAAACACCGAAACAATCAATCTTGCTGATAACATCATTACTTTAAATAGTAATGAAGCGGGAACTCCATCACAAAATGCTGGTATTGAAGTCGAACGTGGTACTTCCACTAACGTTGCTCTTCAATGGAATGAAACTTCCGATGTTTGGGAATTTACAGTAGACGGAACTAACTACATTCCAGTTGTTGGTACCACATCAACCCAGACTCTAACTAACAAGACTCTAACAAGTCCAACACTAACGACACCAGCATTAGGCACTCCTGCTTCTGGTGTAATGACCAATGTAACGGGCACAGCATCTGGATTAACTGCGGGTAATGTAACAACTAACGCAAACTTAACGGGGCATATCACATCGGTAGGCAACGCAGCGGTACTAGGATCATTCACTTCTGCTCAACTACTAGCAGCCTTAACTGATGAAACGGGTAGTGGTGCTGCTGTTTTTGCCACAAGTCCAACACTTGTTACACCGACTCTTGGCGTGGCGACTGCTACATCTGTCAACAAGGTTGCGATTACTGCACCAGCAACTAGTTCCACGTTAACAATCGCTGATGGTAAAACATTAACAGCGTCAAACACGTTAACATTTACTGGTACGGATTCTTCATCAGTTGCTTTCGGTGCTGGTGGTACAGTTCTCTATTCGGGTGGTGCGCTTGGCACTCCATCTTCTGGTACATTAACAAATGCTACTGGTCTACCAGTTAGCGGTATTACTGCTTCCACTTCCACTGCATTAGGTGTTGGTAGTATTGAATTAGGACACGCTACTGATACTACTTTAACACGTTCATCTGCGGGTGTTCTTGCTGTTGAGGGTGTGGTTGTTCCAACTATATCTTCTACCAATACCTTAACAAATAAAACAATCAGTGGCGCATCAAATACTCTTTCAAATATTGCTAACTCATCGCTGACTAATAGTGCAATCACTCTTGCGGGCACATCTGTAGCTCTAGGTGGTTCATTCACCGCAACGAATATGCTTGATGCAATTAAAACAGTAGATGGTGCAGGTTCAGGACTTGATGCTGATCTTCTTGATGGAAACTCAAGCGCATATTTCCGTATCAATATCTATGACGCCGCAGGGACACTATTAAACTAATGTCGACCGTTGTCCAACTTAAAAGAAGTGAAACCACTGGCGCCATACCAGGTGCTAATGATATTTCAGTCGGTGAACTTGCTGTAAATTTAGCCGATGGCGTATTGTATTCAAAGAAGACGGACGGTAGTATTATCGAAGTTGGTGGGTATAATCCGGACTTTTTCACTATTCCAGAAACCATCGATCTGGGGGATATTACTGGCACAAGTCCTCCAGTTTACGATATGGGTTCATTATAAATAGTCCTAAAGAGGACACCGTATGGCAATTTCATCAAGACAAGGGTTAATAGATTACTGTCTCCGTAGACTCGGTTTTCCGGTGATCGAAATTAACGTCGATGACGATCAAATAGAAGATCGTATCGATGACGCATTGCAGTATTTCCAAGAGTTTCATTTTGATGGCGTTGAGAGAGTTTATCTTCAACACCAGGTTACGGGTGCAACACTTAAATTTACTGGACTGTCGGCCCCATCATTCACAGTCGGTGAGTTGTTGGTCGGCGCAACATCTGGCGCAAGCTGCAACGTTGTTTCTATCAACGGCACAACTTTAACTGTTAGTGATGTATCGGGCACATTTGTTGCAAGTGAAACAGTCACGGGCGAAACCTCTGGCTTTAGTAGAACACTAGCTTCCACAACTTTTTATACTCCTGGTGATATTGAGAATGGATATGTATCTATTCCTGATGCCGTTATTGGCGTTATCAGAGTATTGCCAGTAAACGGTCCAAGCTCTGGTATGAATAACGCAAACAATATGTTTGATGTTATGTATCAATTCCGCATGAATGACATGTATAATCTTCTGTCGGCAGACATGATTTACTACACCCAAATGCAACAATATTTGTCAATGCTTGATATGCTACTAGTTGGTGATAGATCATTTGCATATAATCGTAAGACAGATAAGCTAGAAATTCATTGTAATTGGAGAGATGTATTCCAACCAGGCGATTTCATTATTGTTGAATGCTACCGCATTGTCGATCCAAATACATACACTCAGGTGTATGATGATAGATTCCTGAAAGAATATGCTACCGCTTTAATTAAAAAGCAGTGGGGAATCAATATGAAAAAATTTGGTGGTATGCAATTACCAGGTGGCATCGTCATGAACGGTCAGCAAGTCTATGATGAAGCAGTTGAAGAACTTCGGATGATACAACAAGACATGCAGCTAAGTTCGGAACTTCCCGTCGATTTTATGGTAGGATAAAAAATGGCAACAACTAGAAAAATTTTCACGGCAAACATGGGTGGTACTGTTGCCACCAATTATATTGGTCGCAGGGGAGAGATATTTTATGATGATACTACAGGGGAACTTCGCAGATCAGATGGTGTATCTCCAGGCGGCATTTCAATTTTAACTCCATCCAATACCGATCGCTCTCAAGGATGTTTTCACAAGAAAGCAAACATAACAGCCAATGCTTCTAATACTGTGTATGCATTTGACTGGTATACAGATACTACTGCACATTTAACTGATGATGTAACTGTCACATCTGCCCAACCATCTAGAGTTGTGCTTTCCAACGATGGTACTTATAAAGTATTTTTAGAAATGCAAGTAAAAAGCACTGGTAATGCCGAGCGTGATGTTTTTCTTTGGTTAGCAAAGAATGGCGATGACATTGCTGAAACTGCCGTTAAGATTCAAATCAGAGGTGGTGGGTTGGTAAACCCAGTATATCAACTACTTGCTAAACAATGGATTATTGACGATATTGAGGCCGACGATTATATTGAATTGCGCTTTGCTCTAAGCGATCATGAAAGAATTAGTCTCGAATACACCGCCGCACAAACTACACCTTATGTGAGACCTGCAGTTGCAAGTGCAGTCTTTACGATAACATCGGTATAATTTATCGTGCCTACCAACTTCTACTTTCAATCAGGAAATACGTCGGGAACCACAAACGAACAGCGTTTGTTGGAGGACCTGGTTATCGAAAGCATGAAGATTTATGGACATGATGTTTACTATCTTCCTAGAACTATAGGTAACAAAGACGAAATTCTATATGAAGATGCCCTATCATATTTTACCCAAGCATACCCATTGGAAATGTATCTTGAAAATACAGAAGGTTTTGAGGGAGAAGGTGAGCTACTAACAAAGTTTGGCTTCGAGTTCAGGTCTACCGCAACGTTTGTTGTTGCTAGACGCCGCTGGGAAGAATCTGTGGGTAGAAATGCAGAAAATTTGCAGTTGCCAGAGCGTCCAGCGGAAGGTGATTTACTGTTCTTTCCCAAGACAAAGACGTTCTTTCAAATCAACTACGTAGATTTTCTAAATCCTTTCTACCAGTTAGGAAAGATTTACACTTACAGAATGTCATGCCAGGTATTCGAATTTAGCTCCGAGACCATTGATACTGGGATCGAAGAAATTGATAGTATTACCGATGGTAAAACACAAGACAATCTTGGGTGGCAACTTATCATGGAGTCCGGTGATTATGTTCTATCAAATACCGGAGACTCGATTATCTTACAAGAGAGCGGCACAGCAAACGTTGACCCTCTAGACCAGACAAACGAATTTGAAGCACAAGCAGCCGGCTTTGTAGACTTTACCGCCTTCAACCCATTCGGCGAAGTTCAAGTAAGGACAGCGGCATAATGTTTTTGAAGCAGCATTTTTATCATCAACATATTCGTAAAGCTATCATTGCTTTTGGAACGATATTCAATCAACTAACCGTAGAGCGTAAAAACTCTGCGGGTGAAATAGCTCAGTCTATTCGCGTTCCCCTTGCATACGGACCTAAAGATAAGTTTCTGGCAAGAGTTGCTGCGGTACCTGGAAACGATCCGGCGTCGGTTGCAATCACATTGCCTAGAATTGGGTTCGAGATTACAGGCCTTCAATATAATCCACAACAGAAATTGAATATTCTTACCAAGAATATAGCAGTGGGTGTGGGCGACGATGCAGATAAAGTAAGAGTGCAGTATACTAGCACACCATATACTTTATCGATATCTCTTTTTATTGTGACAAAAAATCAAGATGATGGTCTTCAAATCATCGAACAGATTTTACCGTTCTTCAATCCAGATTTTTGTGTGTCCATAACTGATATTCCAGAAATGGGAATCAAAAGAGATTTACAAATTATACTAGAGAATGTCTCATACGAAGACAATTACGAAGGTGAGTTTACACAAAGACAATCTATTGTGTGGAATCTAACCTTTAATCTTGGTATAAACTTCTACGGTCCAGTTGATATGCAAGGTTATATTAAAACTGCGATTGCTAATACGTATGCGGCCATTAATCCGAGTGTGGATACGTTGGAAAAAATTAAGTATCAAGTAACCTATACGCCTAATGATGCATCCTATCTAGACGATTGGAATTATGTGGAGCAATTTGATGAAGCCTACGAATAATCAATACGATAAATTAGATGCCATTTTTGGCACACATATGGATGAAGTTCTGAGTTCGAAAGAAGAAAAACTACCAGTAGTGGTTGAAGAACCTCTGGTACCTCAAATTATATCCACTGGCGATGATATCGAAGATGACTATCTAGTCGCAAGAAAAAAACTAAACGATTTGATTGGTACCAGTCAACAGGCACTCGAAGGTATGTTGAATGTCGCTCTAGCTAGTGATAGTCCTCGTGCATATGAAGTAGTAGGTCAGTTGATTAAGACCACAGGTGATGCAGCCAAAGACCTTCTTGATTTGCAAGCAAAGAAAAAGAAGTTGCGAGAAGAAGAACCAAAGAAACAGAATATTGATACACAAAACAATATCATCTTTTCTGGTTCCACATCTGATTTACTTAAGGCATTGAAAGCCGAGAAAGCCAAAGTGATAGAACATGAGTGAGGAATCCTCGTATCACGGTAATATTAACTTAAAGCCGATTGGTCATAAGCATAACTTTACATTCGAACAGCTGGCAGAAATTGAAAAGTGCCAGGAAGATCCTATTTACTTTATTGAAAATTATTGTATGATTGTCACACTGGATTATGGTCTTCAGTTATTTAAGTTGTATGATTGCCAGAAAGAAAAAGTAAAACATATTCTAGATAATCGTAAAGCGATTCTCATGGAAGGTCGCCAGCAGGGTAAGACTATCACTTCTGCGGCATGTATTCTTTGGTATACTCTCTTTCAAGACAGCAAGACCGTGGCTATCATGGCCAATAAGACGGCCGCTGCTCGTGAAGTTATGGCTCGTTATCAGGGTATGTATGAACACTTGCCTCTATGGATGCAACAGGGCGTCAAGACATGGAACAAGGGTGACGTAGAGCTAGAAAACGGCTCTAAGATTTTCACCGCTGCTACAACGGCATCTGGTATTCGTGGTAAGTCTGTTAACTGGCTATACATCGATGAGGCCGCCATCATTCCAAACACCGTCGCAGAACAATTCTTTGCTTCTGTTTATCCTACGATTTCTGCTGGTCAGACAACTAAGATTCTTCTGACTTCTACTCCCCTCGGTTACAATCACTTCTGGAAATTCTGGAACGAGGCTGAAAAAGGAAACAACGGCTTTGTGCCTATGTTTATTCCTTACCACAGAATTCCTGGTAGAGATGAAGCCTGGGCAGAAGAGCAACTACGCTTGCTTGGAGAACTAAAGTTTAACCAAGAAGTTCTTTGCGAGTTTCTTGGTTCGAGTAACACTCTCGTTTCAGCCAAGACTTTGGGTGCAATGAGTTCGATTGATCCTATTCACGCAAAAGATGGACTGGATATTTTTGAAGAACCTATCGACGGCCATATCTACGCAATGGGTGTAGATACGGCGCGAGGTGTAGGCGGAGACTATTCTGCTTTCACAGTTTTGGATGTTACAGAAGCACCATACAAATTGGTGGCTAAGTATCGTGATAATAAAATTGCACCGATGTTGTTTCCTAACATCGTAGCTAAAGTAGGTACCGACTACAACAAGGCATATATTCTTGTTGAAATTAATGATATCGGCCAGCAAGTGGCCGATATTCTACATATGGAGTTAGAGTATGATAATATTCTGACTACTGTAAAGACTGCTTTGAAACAATATCTATCACCTGGTTTTGGTACAAAGACTCAGCGCGGTGTTAGAATGACCAAACAAGTAAAGAGACAGGGTTGTTTTGCTCTAAAATCTCTACTTGAAGAACAAAAATTATTAGTATTTGATGCTGAAACCATTTCTGAGTTCTCTACTTTCATCGAAAAGCAGGGAAGTTGGATGGCAGATGAAGGTTACTTTGATGATCTTGTAATGAGTCTGGTTCTATTAGCTTGGATGACAAGTAATCCATACTTCAAAGACATGACAAATGTTGATATCAGAGAAAGAATGTATAAGGACCAGATGGATCAAATTGAAGAGGACATGACCCCGTTTGGAGCAATAAATAATGGATTTCAAGAAGACTATTTCGTATCAAATGGTGATCTTTGGAAAGTATCCGAGGACGAAGAACCTCGGCGCGAAGGTTGGCTACTGTAACTTTTACATTTTTATAAATAAAAACATAAAACATAAAACGACAAGTTAATATTGTCAAGTTTACAACGAGGAGAAGAATATGGCTTTTCAATTATCGCCAGGTGTCCTAGTAGCAGAAAAGGATCTAACAAACGTTATTCCAGCCGTATCGACTTCGGCAGGCGCGTTTGCTGGTTACTTCAACTGGGGTCCTGTAGGAGAAATTTTTACCGTGGGTTCAGAAAATGAACTTCGCAAGTATTTTGGTCTACCACTAGACCCTACCGACTGGTTCACTGCTGCCAACTTCTTGGCATATGGCAACAACCTGCAGCTTGTTCGTGCTGTGGGCACAGCCGCAGAGAATGCTACCTCTGAAGGCAGCGGCGTTTTCATTCCCAATCAAGACGTTTATGAAGCCGTTTATGCAAACGGTGGCACCCCGAATGGTGATGTAGCTGCTAAATACCCTGGTCTTTATGGCAATAGCCTTGAAGTTCAATATGCGGACGCCACTTCATTCACTGGCTGGGAATATGCTTCATTCTTTGATGGTGCCCCTGGCACAAGTGCCCAGGCCGCTGCGGTTGGCTGTTCGAATGACGAACTACACATTGTAGTTGTCGATACACTTGGTCGTTTTTCTGGCGCAACCAATACAGTAGTTGAAAGATTTGCATTTGCTTCTAAGCAGGTTGGTAACAAACTGGCTGACGGTACAAACAACTACTACAAGGAAGTTCTTAACCAACAATCACAATATATCTGGTGGATGAATCACCCATCGGGTAGAAACTGGGGTGCTACTTCTGCAACCGCATTTGATGGTACAGAACAAGACGGTCAAACCGCTGGCCAAGACGCGCTAGTTTTGGACTTACGTGGTGGTAATGTTGCTACGCCCTCAACTGGTGATCTGCAAGACGCTTACAGCCTGTTTGCAAACAAAGAAATTGTTGATATTTCACTTGTCCTAACCGGTGGTCACGCAGCCGCAGTAGTAACTCACGTTATCGATAACGTAGCGTTAGCTCGTTTAGATTGCGTTGTATTCCTATCACCACCCCTTGCCGCTGTATACAACAACGCTGGCAGTGAAGCTGCGGATGTAGTTGAATATCGTCAAGATGATATTAACCGTAATACTTCATACGCCGTCATGGATTCTGGCTGGAAGCGCCAGTATGACCGCTATAATGATGAATACATCAATGTTCCTCTGAATGCTGATACTGCTGGTCTATGCGCCCGCACAGATCAGACAAACGATGCCTGGTGGTCACCTGCTGGCTTCAATCGCGGTCAACTCAAGAATATTGTTAAGTTAGTTTGGTCACCAAATCAAACAGAACGCGACACACTTTACAAGAATGGTGTTAACCCAGTAGCTACCTTCCCAGGTGAAGGCACTCTACTTTACGGTGATAAGACTCTTCTTGCTAAGCCAAGCGCATTCGACCGTATCAATGTTCGCCGTCTATTCATTGTTCTTGAAAAGGCTATCGCAACTGCGGCCAAGTATCAACTCTTTGAGTTCAACGATGTCTTTAGTCGCGCACAGTTTCGTTCGATGGTTGAACCATTCCTACGTGACGTTCGCGGCCGTCGTGGTATCTTTGACTTCCGCGTTGTTTGCGATGAAACAAACAACACTGGCGAAGTTATCGACCGCAATGAATTTGTTGCTGATATCTACATCAAGCCAGCACGTTCGATTAACTTCATCTATCTGAACTTTGTTGCGGTTCGTACCTCAGTATCGTTCACAGAAGTTGGCGCCTAATAACCCGACTAAATAGAAATAGGAGATTTATAAATGGATATTTCAAAATTTAAAGGGTTACTAGGGGCTGGCGGTGCTAGACCAAACCAGTTCCGTGTTATTCTAACATTCCCAGGCTACGTTTCTTCGGTACCGGATACAGAATACTCGTTACTAGTTACTGGTGCAGCACTTCCTGCGTCAACAGTAAACCCAACAATCATTCAATACCGCGGCCGCGAAGTTAAGTTGGCAGGTGAGCGTATCTTTGATCCGTTCACAATCACAGTTGTCAACGACACTGCTATGTCGCTTCGTCGCCCATTCGAAGAGTGGATGAATGGTATGAATGATCTAGAAGCCAACACTGGTATTCTAAATCCAATTGACTATCAAGTTGATATGTCAGTAGAACATCTAGATCGTAATGACGATCCACTTATGACGTATGTTCTTTATAATGCTTTCCCGATTAACATGTCGGAAATTGGTTTACAGTATGGTCAGAATGACGTAATTGAAGAGTTCACCGTAACCTTTAACTACTCACATTATCTGACTGCATAATTCCATCCAACTAGGATAATTTAATGCAGATATTTGGTTATAAAATTGAAAAGTCTACGGCGTCACAAACTGAGAAATCGTTTGTGGCGCCAACGGACGATGGTGGTGTAGAAACTATCAGAGCCGGTGGCTACTATGGCACATACATCGATATCGATGGCACCGCAAATAATGAAATAGAATTAATTCGTAAGTATCGTGAAATTTCTATGATGGCAGATATCGATACTGCTATTGATGATATCGTAAACGATTCAATTGCAAATCTTGACGATGAAGTTCCAGTAAAAATTGATCTTGACGAAGTAGAATTGTCAAAGAATATTAAAAAAATGGTGCAAGATGAATTTCAACTGCTACTTAACATGTTGGACTTCAATCTAAGAGCGCAAGATTACTTTAGACATTGGTACATTGACGGAAGATTGTTCTTCCATAAAGTTGTTGATACTGCAAATCTAAAGAAGGGTCTAGCAGACATTCGCTATATTGACCCAAGAAAAATTAAGAAGATGAGAGAGATCCTAAAAGAAAAGGATACAAAAACAGGCGTAGAGTTCATTAAAGAGATTAAAGAATATTTTATATACAATGAACGCGGCCTAGTTCCAAACAAAACTTTTACGCCAGCTGCCTCAATCTCTGCTACCGCCGGTGCCACCATGCGCATCGAAAAAGATTCTATCTGCTTTGTTCCTTCTGGCTTGAAGGACATGGACAGAAATATGCCGCTTTCTTATTTGCATAAGGCTATTCGCCCAGCAAATCAGTTGCGTATGATGGAAAATGCCGCAGTCATCTATCGTATCACGAGAGCGCCAGAGCGCCGTGTATTCTACGTTGATGTTGGCAATCTTCCAAAGATTAAAGCCGAACAGTATCTCAAGGGTATCATGAACCAGTATCGTAACAAGGTTGTTTACGATTCTCAGACTGGCGAAATCCGTGATGATAAAAAGTTTATGTCAATGCTTGAAGATTTCTGGTTGCCTCGCCGCGAAGGTGGCAGAGGAACACAGATTGAAACTCTACCAGGTGGTCAGGGTTTAGGCGAAATGGGAGACATCGAATACTTTCAGCGCAAACTATATCAAGCGTTGAACGTTCCGATGTCAAGACTTGAACAGCAAACTGGCCTTAACTTTGGTCGTGCTGCTGAAATCAATAGAGACGAATGGAAGTTTACAAAGTTTATTTCTAAAC